GGGGGGGGCTGTGTAGGCCCCCCTCTCTTTTCTAGAAGTGGTCGATGAGTCCCGGCACCGAGTACGTCGGCATGGGCCGTACGTGTCGGATCTGGAAGGCTCCGTCCAGGATGAATTGGAGGCCCGACAGGTTCGAAGCGGTCACGCGCGAGATCGGCGGGTTGTCTTGGATGAAGGTGGAGTTCAGGAGCGGTCTGCTCGCGAACTCCTGCGCGACGTGCCAGGTGTCGAGGCTCAATGCGGCTTGCGACCGCATGTAACCCGTGATCTGGTTCGGCTTGTAACGATACTCGGCCCATCGTTCCTGGTATCCGAATACCGACCAGTCTCCTGTCTGCGCGCTCTCCGATCCGGTCCCGTCCATGTAGATCTCACGCGACTCGATCGGCTGCTCCCCGAGGTGTGCGAGGGCCGGCCAGTAGAAGTCGTATTTCGTGGACCGGAGGAACTGGCGCGGGACGCCCTGTTGGTAGTTGAGATCGGCGCTGAAGCTGACGACCGCGAACAGCACGCAATGCTCCGTGAAGCTCTTGTGTACCGCCGGCAGCGTCGCTGCGAACGTTCCGAACGCGCCCAGGAGGCCGATCTCTTCTCCGCCTGCCGATGTCGTCGAGGCCACCGGGTTGATCGAGACCGGGAAGGTCCCTCCCCCGATGTACTCCACGCGCTGGAGCCGCTGGTCGGGGCTGACGACCCCGAAGTGGCTTCGGAGAAGCTCGGTGTACCTGGTCCCGCCGCGTGCGTCTCGCTCGAACAGCCTCTGCATTTGGAAGGCCATGCGCTGCTCGTTGATCGTCGCGGCGGTTGCGTCGCTGAGATCCGCGTACAGGCCGGGGTTCACCCAGTAGAGTTCCCCCGCCGTGCCATAAGCGGTCGCGCTCTCGAAGAAGACGCGATTGAGATTCGCATCGGTCTCCGCCCACATGGTGCCCGTCGCGTCCGTCGCGGGGGCGGTGTTGATCCAGGTCGGCGCCGTCGTTGCCGTCAGAGGCAGGACCGGCGCGCTCACTCCGAGCGGTAGGGTGACCGCGTCTCCCTTCTGTGGCCAGGGCAGCGCCGACGTGAAGTAGTCGTGTCGCTTCCCGCGGCGTAGCAGAACGTAATCTGCGATCGCGTCCGGCCCGTCGTCCTTGTCGACCACGACGCTGTCCTGCAGGTTTTCCGACCTGTACCATTGGTTCCATGTGAGGTTGTAAGCGCGCGTCCACAGCGCGCTCATGCTCGAGGTGGTGCCCGCGCTCGCCAGAGGCGGATACCCGAGGTAGTCGGGCAGCGAGTTTGCGAGGAACCCGCCGGTTCCGCTTACGAGCTGCGGGACGACGAAGTCGGTCGAGTCTCCCGGGTCGTCCTGCTCGCCCATGAATTTCTGGAAGTTATTCCAGATGAGCCGGATCGGGCACGACCAGAAGTGGACCGTGCCGTAGATGTTGTCCATGACTGGGTAGATCGGCGTGGCGAGTCGGCCGTAGAGTGTCGGCCGTATCGTAATGGTATCTCCGGGGAGTCCTTCGTCTGCGAAGATCGGGATTAGGTATCCCGGGTCGCACGCCGTCTTGATGTTGTAGCTCCGGTTGAAGGCCGAGCGCGGGATATCCGCGCGCGGGATGGTGGCGAAGCTTTTCTGGCTGAGCCCTTTGCTTGCTGTCGTTCTGCTCACTTGTCTTCTCCTCGGTCGACCAGGTCGATCGCCCTGGCGATGCAGATTCCGTCTTCACCGACCAGGCGGCCGTCGTCCTGGCTGAAGGTTCCCACACGATACAGTAGGTAGTCGGTGGGGTGCCTTCCGATGTCGGTATTGGTGTCGTTGCTCGCGAGCTTGAATTGCCGGATCGCGGCGGCGTCTGTCGGCGCCGCGAGCGGGTTGGTCCAGTTCTGTGCCTTGGTGTCGTAGATGCTGAATAGCTTCATGATCCGAAATAGCCTCCGAGCGCTCCGAGGATGGCGCTGATGATGTTGGAGATCAGGGTAAAGGTCTTCTGCTTGTTGTTCACTTCCGCTCTCCCAGAAGTTTGCTTCCAAGTTCGCGCATGAGGGCCGTATAGGCCTTTTGCGCTTTGCGATACGCGGCCATTCCGTCGTTTCGCTTCTTGATTGCCGCGGCTAACGTAACTTCCGCGGCTTTGATTTTCTTGACCAGTTCTCGGTCTGCGGTATTCATTTTCTTTTCTCCATGCCCGAAGGCTTTTGTTTTCCATTCCTCCTATTTAATCGAGGTGACGTTACGTGTCAATGTTTCATTTCGTCTTTCTTGTCTTTTTTCTGCTTTTCTTTTTGATCTATCCCTCTCGATTTCGCAATATCTTTCTACTCACAATTTGCGCTGTTTTTGTAGCCCTACTTTGGATCGCGTTACTTTCCCCCTAACCAGCCTCCTTTCGGGCGTATTGTCAGCGGCTCTGCCTGCCGCAGACTTACACCGGGCTTCCGTAACTTGCAGATAGAGTTCCTCGTTCTCTGCTTGCAGCTGCTTCGTATAGTAACGGGGTACCGGTGTTTTCTTCCCCTTCACGACCACGAAGTCGTCGGGGAATACTTCGTCTTTCCATCGTTGCCACCAGCCGTGGCCGATTCCTTTACCTGTCCCTCCCCTGCTCATCGTGGCGAACTCGGGTCGAACCGTAACGCATTCGCCACTTGCGGAGTCGATCCGCTCGCATTGCTGCTCTTTCATCTTTCCGTACAGCTTCTTCTGTACGTATTTCGCTACGTAATTCATCGTTTCCGGTGTCGCTTCCTGTACGGTGTGGATTCCGTACCCCCACGCCTTCTCGATGATCTGGCTCGTCCACACCGGGTGCCCTTGTTCGTCCTTCCATGATTCTCCTCCGTCTCGGAACTCGTTTCCGAAGATGATCGCATGGTGGTGCGGTCTCAGTTCCTGGTCTCCGTATTCTCCTACTTGGAAGAATCGGATTGGTCCGTAACCCTGTTTCTTGAGTTCCTTCCGTAACCTCTTCGCAAAGCGCTGCCAGTCCTCGACGTCCAGGTCGAAGGGATGAGTCCCGTGCTGCAGTTCTCGCAGCGCGAGGCCGTCGTCGCTGAACGTGAGGGTGAGGAAGCAGGCTTCGGTGTGAAGACTCGCTTCGTGAGCGAGTCGCGTTGCCCAGTCGGAGACCTTCCGGAGCTTGCAGTCAAGGCATCGGCCGCAGGGCAGCTCGAGCTCCGGGTTGGTCCCCCGTCCGTGGATTCGGGCGTCGGGGATTCCGCGACGGAGTCGGACGACCCCGTCGCGGTCCCGGTGCCCCCGGATAGGGGCTGTGCATGCCACGTCAGAAGCGCCAGCCGCCTCTGAGAGGCTTCGTCGTCAGATTGGCGCCCATGGTCTTGGCGCCGCTCCGAAAGCTCCGCTTGGAGCTTCTTCGGCTCATCCGTGATCGTTTCATCGGTCCCTCCTGGCGGGGTCATCCCGCCTCGTCCCAATTGCCCTTACTTGTAGGCAATTGGTTTAACTGACACCACCCCCGGCGGGAGCGCCCACAGATGCGGGTGCGGGGTTTTCCCCCGCCGAGGGTGTGTCGTTCGGTTGGGCGGCCGGCGTCTTGACCGGCAGCCCTGCCTCCACGAGCGCCTTCGTGGCGCCCTCGTCGGCGAGCATTTGCAGGAGCATGACCGGGCTGTTCTCGGCCAGGGCCCGCACCTTCGCGGGCAGCTCCATGAACGAGCGGTTGGCGTCCTGGGTGATCTGGAAGGCCTCTTCCAGGGTGACGGCCGCTGTGAAGTCGCCGTATTTCGGCTCCCTCGGGTTGATGTTTTGGAAGACGCCGGTCTTCTTGTACCTCGCGACCATCATGTTGATGTCCGTTTCGGCACGATTCGCCTGTTTCGTTCTGTTGTCGGTTCCCACCTCGGTGAGGACTCGCTTTCGTTCTCGGTTCATCTCAATCCTTTCCCATGACTGCGTCCCACAGTCCTTTCGCGCTGGAGGCCGCATCCTTCCCACTCGGGAGCATGGCCCGCAGCATCCCTTCCCACGATTGGCCCGCCGGGCCAAACTTGTCGAGCATCTCGGTGTCCTTTCGCAGCTTGTCTGCGCTCGCTCCTCCTGTGATCGCGTCTTGCTTGTACTTGCTCATGAGCGCGAGGCTCGTTCGCGTGTCTTGCAGCGTCTTGACCATCTCGAGACGGTTCATTTCGTATTGCTGAAGGAGTCCTGCCCTTTCGTATTGGGTGTTGAACGTTCGTTCCTGGGCGAGGCCGCTGCTCGCCAGGTTCAGTCCGATCTCGGATGGTGCTTTCCGTTGGGCGGTCGCCGCCTGGGCGACTCCGGAGCCGTCCGAGCCGGGTCCTTTGTATCCCATATCCGTTCGCACCTGCTGTGCGGTCGCGTGACCTGGTGTTGCTCCGACCGCTAGCACGGGGTTGAGCCCCGCAGCTTTCAGGGAGTGAACCATGTCCTGGTACTCTCTGCGTCGTAACGTTCTGATGTCGTGGATTTGGTTTTTCCGCTCTTTCGACGTGCCGCCCCAATTTCCGGTGGTGAGACCGGTGTGGACGAAATTCGAGAGCGAGGGTGCGCGGCTGATGCCGCTCCCGAGCGCTGCTGTTGCGATTGCCGGCCAAGCCATGAGGCGTCTCCTTGAGGGGGGGGCTGTGTAGGCCCCCCTCTCTTTTCTAGAAGTGGTCGATGAGTCCCGG